AATCGCCCCTCCGATTCGATAGCGTAAATTTTTCCCAACCCACTGTCAAGAAGAACGGACCACAGATTCAAAAATGACGGAAAGCTCCACCCGCCCGGGTAGTCCGCTTCTTTCGCGAACGCCTGTCCAATTTCGTCAATGCGGTGTAACGAGTCCGAATCCAGTTCAATCATACGACAGAAAAAAAGCTGACCCAAATCAGGCGCGCGTCTTCCATCGTCGTCCCGAACGCCGAGAACGGAAACCGCGAGTGAAACTGGTCTGTCGGATAGACAATCATGCGGTTGAACTTCATCTCCGCAAGATGCGTCTGTTCCCACGCACTATCGGTGTTCGCTTCACACTGAAGCTGGGCCACAATCTTCTCGGGCTTCTTGCACGTCCGACGCATCGCCGCTGCGTCTGGCCAGTTCGTCCACCCATACTGCTTATGCTTCCAAAACGCCGTGCCACCCACACAATCGGCGGGACGGCTCAAATACAAAATCGCCGCAAACCGGTCATACCCGTTGTCGGTATGAATCGCATGGTTCGGCAAATCTCCGGCGAAGTTCACGCGAAGCAGAGAGTATCCGCACCTCACAGTCTTCCCAAGCCGTTCCGACATCAACCCAGCTAACTCGTCAGAGGGTCGCACGTGGATGTTCCGATACATCTCTCCGTCGGGGCCGCGGATGTCATAGAACTTCTCTTTCAACGCCTGCTCGCGGAAGGCCAGCGGGTCGGGCAAAAAGTCATCCAGTGTTTCGATGCGTAGGTTCATCATCAAAGAAGAGTGTGTAAACCCTTCAATGTCAATTACACTTTCACCAAGGCCCAAAAGAAGACCGTCGGCTGCATGTTGTTGTGCGCCACAGCCAATTCAGTGTAATTGGTTGATGGAGCCGCCGTCTTGCTCAACTGCTTGCTAGTCACCAATCCAGTGCCCGCGTTACCGTCGCCCGCAGTGCCCGTGTGAGTTCCATTTGTGGAGCCCTCGCCGCGAACCTCAAAGTAATTGAACGGTCCCGGAGCCGGAATGGCCAGAACCTCGGCATCATCCACCCGATGAAGCTGAATGTTATTGTCCGAGTTCAACAGGGTCGCATGACCCATCAAGTGAGTGTGCTGCTCAATTTCGTCCGACGCGAGAATATGAGTCTCCTCGCCGTCCTGACTCCCGCTGGGGCGAGCCGAAATTCCCGTGTCGGTGGCAAAGACCGATTCGGTGCCCACGCCGTCCTCGCTAGCGATACCGATAACCTTGCCGCGCACCGACTGGTCATCACGCCCGAGATAAATCCACCCGGGGTTCGCCGCGAGCGCCGCAGAGAGCAACCCAAGAGCCACAAACTTGACATCGCCGGGCGTGCCCGAAACGGTTCGCCACAGACCGCGTTCCCAGTGAATCAGAGTGTTGATGTCGGTGTCCCAATACTGCTCCAGTTCAACCGGAGACGCCGGACGGAGTGCCGTAGTTCCCGACGCTGGAAGGTCATTGATAGACCGCCACGAAGAACCATCCCAACCATACCATCCGATTCCGCGCGTGCTGGACGTGCGGAGAAATAGCAACGGGTCATTGACCCCGGGCTGGCCCGGAAAGGTTTCCCCGACGGTAAACAGACTAAGAGAGTCGTCGATGTTAATCGGGACATATTCTCCCTCGGTCTGGCTGAAGACATACCATCGGTCGCCGTTCTTGAGCCACGGGCCTTGGTCGCTTGAGGGCTCCACGTCACCGACAATGAAAAAGTTTGTGCCGATGGGAGACTGAATCTCCATCCGCTCAATCATCGCCTCAGCGAGTTCCTGCGGCGTCCCCTCGAAGTCCGCGGGAAGCGGAGCGGAGACAATGACCAGATTGGTTTTATTGAGTGCCATAAATTAAGGTAGCGTCACGGGTCCGACAACCGGAGATGCAAAGGTTTCACCAAAGTCCGGTTCAATGCCAGTCACTTTGTAGTAATAGGTCCCCGGTGCCGGGGTATCCGTAAAATGGTCGTCAATGACATTCGATGTCACGACGCTGAATGGACCCGCCGGATTGGTCGCACGATAGACGATATATGAATAGATGTAGTCCTTCGTAGTCCAAGTCAACAGCACTTCGGTCGAACTCACAATTTCAAAAGTCAGCGATGCCGGGCCCGCGCGACGTTCGGCAGGCAGAATATCCAACGTAGCCGAGACTCCGGCCCCGCTCCCCGAGGACGACGAGAGAATCTGGCACACGAGCGGCGAAAAATAATTGATTCGCAACGCCCGGCGCGTTATGGCTTGGAGACTGCGAAAAGGCTTCATGCGAGTGCGAGACCAACACTGACAATTTTCGGCAAGACCTGCTGCAACTCCGACACAGCTTTCTTGGTCGCCGTGACCTGCGCAATTCGGTCCGCGTTCATCTGGGAAATTACACTCTCTCCGCTCCCGCTGGCAGTCGCCGTGAATCCACTCTGAGTGACCGTGACGCTCGTGTTCGACACAAAGCGCGGGATGTCCGTCGAAAGCGCCGCGAGAGCGTCCTTGAAGACATGAGATTCTGCCGATGCTCCGTCGAACCGAACGAAGTTCTCTTCGGTCTCATCTTTCTCGACGCGACCTGAAAGTTCTTTGTTCGGACCCACCGCGCCTTGGACTCCTTCGGGCGGCTCCAAAAAGTATCGCAACCCTTGCACCGCTCCCGGGCCCGAGCCAACAATCAAAAGCTGAAATGACTCGTCGATGAATTCCACGTCGTCATCCTCCACGTTATCGGAACGCTGAGTCTCCCCGAGAGCAATTTCCTTTGCGTCCTGCGTTCGCAGATTGCGCATCTGTTTCTTCAGCGCGTAGAGAAGCGTATCCGCGGTGATAGTCTCGCCTGAACGAAGAGAGCCCCGCGAAGCGCGGATTCGTTTCTGAAGAACCTTCTTATATTTCCCGCGCGAACTCCCAGCCCAAAACACCGCGACATCCACCTCACCGGTCAGTTCCAACATGGCAATGTCCGCATAACGAAACTTTTTCTTGCGGAGTGGGAGCCCGCTGTCGAACGCGCGCGTCTCCACATACCATGTAATCGGGCATCCGTCATCCAAGCGGTCCGGGGAGAATGCCTCCCACAACCGATTGTTTCCATCATAATCCCGAGAGAAATGGAAGATACGATTCTGTCCGTTGAAATTTCCGTAGAGCCACTGCACCGGACGAGTCCCCGTCCAAAAGCTATTCCATGCCGGTTGAGACTGCCCCGTGAGGCGCTGTAGCGGCGCTTCGTCGAGGACCCACGTATGCCGGTTGAACTTGTCCTCAAACGGAACACTGACCAAAAGATAGTTCTCGAAAAAAGCAGTGGCAATCCCCGTCATGTCGGGAGATAACCGGGATTTGCTATCTGCCATCTCATTGTCCCGATATGGCATCACCGACGTTTGCCGGGTAAGGAGCGCCGAGTCCAGCGAGGTGAGACCGAAGGTGGAATACCAATAAAGCTTGCCCAAATGAGCCGTTACAGACCGTTCCGAAATGCATCCGAGAGACGGGAGAAGAACTCGCTGGAAATTCGGAACCGAATTCCAAGTAGTCCGGTCACGAATCCCCGATTGAATCAACGACGTGTTGCCCTCGGTATATACGAGCAACTGAGCAATCTCCGCATTGGGAATTTCCGCTAGCGCCGTGATTGGGGCGGGAAGAACAAACGCTCTGACGGTCGAGAAATACAAGGGCTCTGTGAAGGATACTGGATTCGAGATGTCCGAAGCATACAGGAACGAGCCGCGTGCAACCCAGAGCCGGTCTCCCGACCACGCCATCGCACCCCCGAGAGGAATTTTTCCGGCCCCGCGCTGATGCTCTCCCTTGGTTCCGTCATAAACGACGGGGGCAGTGAGCCCACCATCCTGCACGATGACGATGTTTTTGGGAGTGATGAGCGTAAGCGACCCATCGTCATTCTGAATGACAGATTGCTCTGTCTGCTGGAAAAAAAGCTGTCTCGCCGTTGGGGAAAAAGACACGTCAGGAACCTGACGGTATTCTGTATAGGGATAGCTGCTCGCGTATAGCAATCCCTCCACGGCGAAGAGGATGACTTCCATCCCCTGTTTGGGCCGGAACACAATCCCGCCCTGAAGATTCCCTGCCGGGGCAACAAACTTGCACCGGTAGCCCGGGCGACATTGAAGCACACCGCCCCGGTTCACCGTGTTCATGCTTCGCGCATAGAACTCGGCTTCCAAAGTTCCGGGCTCCGTCAGGGATTCCATCCCTGCCAGAAACCGGATGTCAAAATCTTCAATACGGGGGGTGGACATTATTCCTGACGGTCGCAGTCGCAACGATGGTTCTGATTGTCGTGAGACTTCAGTTCCTTCATCCGGCGCTTCTCTTCGTCCTGTGCGGCACTGTAATCGAAGGGACCGCCTTCGGCACGAGTTGCCCCGCTATCCGCTGCATGATTCTGTTCTTGACTTGCCATGTTTCCTTTCCGGGTCACTCGACCCAAGCATCCCCTTTGTCCATGATGGAATTTCGGTCTTCCACCTGAATCGGACTACCAACCGGGCTGGTCAGTGCGCCCTCTCGCTCCGTGAGGAGTCGTGTGGCATTCGCCTCGTAGGCGTTGCCGTTAGCAAGGTCACTGTCCCGATAAAATTTCAGCGCGTGCATCGCGAGGATGAGAGCCGGGCGCGAGTGCAAAAGAATTCGGTCCTTGGCGCTGCGAACTTCCGCGGTGCGCTTCCGGTAATGCAACCGAACCCACGAGCAACCATTCGAGACCTTCAATCGACGATATTTCGGGACAGTCTCATCGGGTTCAAAAACCCCCAGAAGCGTGCCTGACAAAGTCGAACTGTCGAAGCTGGAAAGCCGGATGTTTCCAATCGTCGGGTCTTTCACAACATCCGTGATGCGCGAGATAGTCGGCGCACCCGACTCAGGCAACGCATACCCGAAAATCGTCGGGACCCGATACCCGTCTTCCCACACTCCATTGACTGACGTGCGAAGCGGACGGTTCTGGTCATCGTATCCGAAGACACGGAGGACCTTCCCCGCGTCCGCTTCATTATCCAAAAAGGCGACGAGCTTCGAGGGACACTTTAGGTCGCGATACGTGGGAAAATTCCCACCGTCCATCCAAGTATAGTCGCAACGCTTGTTAAAGTCGCCGGGACCGTTCAGATGGAACGAAAAAAGTTGGTCGTGGCCGAGCGCCGGGCGTCCGCCGATGTTGCACGCCAGAACAGTTTCAATCTCGCGCGGAAGAGTAATACAGCCGCTATCGACGCACAAGTCCACCCAGCCGACGAGCGGGTCAATCTCGCCCTTCTGCGCGAGTAATTCGACCGCATCAGTAATCCAGCGGTAAAGCTTCGCGGGCTTGCTAAAACCAAAAATGGTTTCTGCCTCTTCGACGATGTCTTCTGCGAGGAACATTAGTAGTCCCCTTCCTCCGTGGCTTTCTTAGCCATCTTGTCGAGACGGTCGCCGGTCGATTCGTTCTTGTCCTTTGGCTCGTCCGACTCTTCCTCGTCAGATTCCTCGCCTTCCTCCACGGATTCGATGGACTTGATTTCGAGGGTCACGTTGTAACGGGTTTTCCCGTTGTGAGTCGTCTTCGTCTCACCCGTCTTGACGAAGGTAACTTCCATCGTCCCCGAGTCGGGGAAGTCGTAGTCGTCAGGCCACTCAAGGTGAAGCGACGGATAGTATTTCTCTTTCGAGAGACTACTCTTCGCGAGCGTCGGTTCATTCATCGGCTTTGAGCCGAGGTCGATAGGATATTTGTCAGCCATAAATCAGTAAATTTTCCGAACTCCAAACGCCGCAATCTCCAACACTTCAAATTCATCCCACATGAAGTTCACTGTATCAAAAACTCCCGCGCTCTCATCGAAGGCCGCGCCAAGCGTCCCCGAACTTCCCACAATGGCCGTGTCAGCCTGAGATTGGCTAGCGGTAGTGCCCGCCACGTCATCCAGAAGACGGTTCACGGTTTCCTTGGAATTCGAGAATTCCACCAAAGAGGGGGCACATGAAACCTCCTTATGGGTATAAGTCACCGACCCTCCCCCTGAAAAAACTGGCCGGGATACTTCATAGACTAGTGGGGTAAGAAATCCCTCGGATGCGGTGATATGATGTCCAGAACCCCCCGCCCCGATGTCCGTCGTGGTGGTCACACGACGGGACACAAACCGCCAACCCGGCATGTTCACATACTCGGATGCCGTCCCGACGGAGTAAGTCCCGCCTCCGGTTCCATCCCCCGTCCGAAGACCGATAAAATTGTTGGTAGTCGCGCTCCCCACCATGTTTGTAGTCCCGTTACAAACCCCGAAATATCCGTTGACCGTGGTGAGGCTCGCCACTGTATTGATGCGGAGCATCAGCACAATCTTGAGCCGGTTCCACTTGCCTCCCCACGGCATCCGACGACCGTATTGTCGTCCTGAGAACAGCGCCATCCGATTCTCGGTTCGACCATCGGCATGAGTTCTCGAAACGATAGAAGGTCCCGGACTTCCCGTCCCGACTCCATCATCCTCCCACCCCCACCCTTTGTCAAAAGTTGAAATCGACCCAAGGGCGTAGTCGTCGAAATACTCAATCGCCGCCCCCCGGCTCTGAACAAGCTCCGTGATATTCGGACCAGTTGGACCACTCGCCCCAGTTGCGCCAGTTGGACCCGTGGCACCCGTGGC